CGTTAGGTCAATAATAGAAGCGTTTCCTTCTGCGGTTAGTTTAATTGCTAGTTTCATTTGTTTTCTCCCTATAGTGGTACTTGGTTTCCCACTACCGAAAGAATAGATTACTTTCCTGCACTTTGCAAGATTAGAGGGAAGCTTTTGTGCGGTGTGTCTTAGAAAAAGAAAAAGCCCCCCTTGGATAGGGGGGCTAATTCTTGCGGTTACTTGGTTAGGAGTAAGTCCAAGATTTCGCCGTCTGAAAGGTTGCGGTAAGGCTTCTCATAAGAGTAAGGGTTTTCTTCTGTAACCTTTACTTCTTCTACGGTTGCATTCATTCCCTTTGCATTCTTTGCGGTTTCACTAATTAGACTGCTTGCACCTTCTGCGGTATCAACATGGAAGTTGTAGTTTGTTTCTTTTGTGATTGTTCCTGTTGATGTTGTCTCTGTGTACTTAACTGTGATTGATACTCCGTATGACATTTGTTTCTCCCTTTTGTTATTGAAGCCCCTTGCTTCAATAAGTAAAAGATATTATACCTTCCTGCACTTTGCAAGTCTATAAGTAGTCATTTCATGTACATGACTAGTCATAGTTTTTCTAGCCTAATAGTCATCAAGTTACTAGTAAGTAGGTTAAAGGCTAGTAAGTTACTAGTGAGTAAGTTACTAGTGAATAAATTATTAGTAAGTAAGTTACTAGTGAGTAAATTCTATTAGTAAGACTTTTTAAAAATAATAAAGAGACATAAATATAAAAGAAAAAGAAAAAAGAAAAAGACAATAAATAGCCCTAAATTTGGCAAAAAATCAAAGAAAAATAAAAAATAAAGGGCTATGCCATGTCTTAGATTATTTTTAAGTCGTAAAAATTAAATTTTAAGGGGGGAAAAAATAAAAAGATTTTTTTAGAAAAAAAGCCCGGAACGATTTTGAAAAGTCCCGGAAATAAGCTCTGCCTTCTCCGGGGCCAAAAGCAAATAATGAAAAGGTTCATATATTTGAAGCTGTCGTACAAGATTGAATCCCCTTTCTTCTCGTACACCCCTTTTAAAACTCTGTACAATAGGATCATGCTAAATCCGCCTAAACTTCCAATCGAGGAGGTTATCCATCTTTCCACTCTGACACGCTCAGAGATGGAGTCACGCCTTCGTGCGTTGTGGAAGTCAGGCTGGTCTTTAGGTGTAATAGGCAGCTCTCTTAGTCCTGCAGTTCCCAAGACCACAATTCACTTCTGGGTCCGTAGATCTCCTGACGTGAAGCAGTTGAAAGCAGTTCCACTTCCACCCCCTAAGTCTTTGACAACCTCTGTCCCTACAAAGCACGCCCCTCGTTTAAAGTCTATTTCTCCAGGCGTTCCTCCAGAACTAAGAATTAAACTTCGTGAGCTTTCAGCCCTTTCAAAGCGCTACAGAGCAAAGACATCTCCAACCAGTCCTCTAGCTCAAGCCAATAATGAGTTAACTCAAATTGCAAGGCAGCTTAGAAGCCGTGGCGTTCCCACAGCTACCATCGCAGAAGCCGCTGGAGTCACCTATAGGGCTATGGCAAGGCGCTTGAGTCAATGAGCCGCCTCTATAAGACAAAAACAGGTACATACAAGGAAACAGAACTTGTTGTGGTTGTTTGGAAAAACCCTAAGAAGACTAAAAGACCTCAGTCTCGCTTCCTTGAGACTATGTCTGCCCCTAACTCTAGCTACCCTATGGCTTTCCCCCTAGTAGCCTTAAAAGGACACTATGCGTGGAAAGAAGCAAAGCATGTTAAAAGCTCGGAAGACTTTGATTTAAGTATTGAAGATAGTTCTAGAGAAGCTCCAGTTATTCTTGACTTACAGCTAGCAACTTACACCTTAGGGTGGAATGATTTCTATGTCCCCGATGAATATGTAGAGTTTGGATAATCCTTGAGAGCGATTTCAGATGTCTTCCCAGCATTAGTTTGGATCGCTCCACCCAACTCCATTGGGTTAGATGAGTTCTCTATACCTGGCCCATCCCCAGAAGGAACTCGCAAGGTCGATAGAGTTCGAGTCGTCCTTATAGGAAATAGCATTTTGATAGCGCAGGACACTCCTACTGGACCTACACTTGTGTTCAGAGAGAAATTTACCCATAGGCACGTCGAAGGTAAACTTCAAGCAGTTTTAACCGAGTCCGAAAAGGTCGTAGCTTTTATTAAAGATGCTTCTTGCGGTTGTGGGTCTCGTCTTAGAGGCTGGAACCCTTATGGGCAAAACAATTCGGTCTATTCAAGTGAGGATCCAACAGAATGAAAGATCTAACCCTTTTACAGTTTATCCTTCTAGGGCTAGCTACATATCGTGTGACTCGATTAATAACTCGTGACATGGTTACAGCCCCTTTGCGTAATGCCTTTTGGAAAAAGTTTCCGCCAGAGTCTTCCTATCTTGGCTACCTATCCACCTGTGAGTGGTGCTTTAGTTTTTGGATAGGATCAGGGTTTGTAATTTCGGCTATCATTATTCCAACAGTAACCTACATAATCGCTACAATATATGCTGTATCGGCTATCGCGGGTTTGTTGACTGCATATGAAGACAAGTAACACTTCATATTCCGCAACTGAGATGACAAGGAGTTTCCGTGGGTATCTTTACCAATGATGAAATAACACCACCGTCTCAAGAGTCAACTCGCAAGAAGGATACTCCTTCAACAATCTCAAGCGTTTTTACAAACACAGCGCAATCAGCAACATACTCAACACCTAGAACTCTTACCGCAGCAGCGGCACAAATTAAGATTAATGACAAGGGTGAATTCGAACAATTTAGAATTCGTCGTTCTGCTGGATCTAGCGCATGGCAAGCCGAAGCTTGGGAATACTACGATGCAATTGGTGAAATCAAATACGCATTTAATTTAGTTGCATCAGTTGTATCTCGTATTAGAATTTATGCAGCAGTTGTTGATGACCCGTCAGAGACTCCAATCTCTGTTCGTCAATCAGAGCTAGTCGATGATCGTCTTGGGGCTGCAGCAGAACGTGCACTTGCACGATTAAATTCTGCATACGGTGGACAAGCAGGTCTCTTGCGAGATGCCGCTCTAAACCTTTCAGTTGCTGGTGAGTGCTACCTAGTACAGATGCCAGCACGACCAGCATATAACTTGCCAGAGTCTTGGGACATTCGTTCCGTTGATGAAGTAACAACAGATCCTCGTGGAGGTTTCAATGTTATTGGTCGTCGTGAACAGTCCACTACAACACAAGGTGGAATCGATAAGAATTCAAAGTTAGGTAAGAATGCATTTGTTGGACGCATGTGGCGTTCACATCCTCGTTTTTCAGATGAAGCAGATTCATCACTTCGTGGTTTGCTAGATCTCTGCGCCGAACTTCTTCTCCTCAACAGAACATTCCGTGCAACTGCACGTTCTCGTCTAAACGCAGGTGCTCTTTACTTGCCAGACGGACTTTCTGTTGCTGCACAAGGCGATGGAGATTTTCCTTACGATTCCGAAGATGGTATCGGTCCAAACTTTACTGCTGAAGAAGCAGAGGATGAGTTTGAAGAGCAGTTGATGGATGCGATGACAACTCCGATTCGTGATGAAGAGTCTGCATCAGCAGTTGTCCCACTTATCATTCGTGGCCCAGCAGAACTTGGCGACAAGATTAAGCAATTTAAGTTTGAGCGTTCATTCGACCCAGCACTTGCTGAGCGTTCTGATCGTGTACTAGAGCGCATCCTTCAAGGACTAGATGTCCCAAAGGATGTTGTAACAGGTTTGGCAAATGTTAAGTACTCAAATGCAATGCAAATTGATGAGTCACTATACAAGGCACACATTGAGCCTCTTATGTTGCTCATTGCAGATGCTCTTACAGTTGTTTATCTTCGTCCATACCTTATTGCAAATGGTTTTGAAGAATCACAAGTTAACAAGATTGTTGTTTGGTATGACCCATCAGCAATTGCAACTCGCAATGACCGTGCAACAGATGCAGATGCAGGTTTTGATCGTATGGCAGTTTCTGCAAACACATGGCGCCGTGCTCACGGCTTCTCAGACGCAGATGCACCTACTCCAAAGGAACTTTCAATCCGTCTCCTACAAGAGCGTGGCGTACTTACACCAGAGTTTACAGAGGCAATGCTTTCAGCAATTGCACCAGAAGTTATTAACACAGTTCGCTCACAGCAACAGCAATCTTCAGTTGCTCCTATCCCACCTGAGCTACAGCAAGCATTAGATGCTGCAAGTCAAGGTGCAGAAGCAGCAGGTATTACAGCCGAGGCTCCAACAGAAGGGCAAGAGCAGTAATGTCTGATGAGTCAATCGACGTTGTAACTACTTCACTTGTTGCAGCTGGCGATCCTTGCTGGGAAGGTTACAAGCAAGTCGGTATGAAGAAAGGCAAAGACGGAAAAATGGTTCCTAACTGTGTTCCTGTCGATGCATCAGATGATTCAGAGTTTGCAGCAAAGAAAAATCGCACAATCTCTCAAACTCCAGCTCCAAAGAAAGATCAAATTAAA